ATATGGTAAACACAACGCGACCGTGGCTCTGCCTTCCGACAAATCAAGGGTGGTAAAATATGTTTGCGTGGCATCGGCATAAACAATGTCTTTCTCATCTGTGGAATAGGCGAGCAAAAGCTGTCCTCTATGCATCTGAGTAGCGTGAACATCGAGAATGATAATTCGACCGCCAGTCCAGAAATTGAACATAGAGCAGAGCTGTGCGTGAATTCCTGAAGGATTACCCGCCTTCGCAACGCTCGGTCGATTTGAGTATTCCGCCAGGAGTGCACCGGCTGGCTTATCAGCCCCCCACTTAAACCTGTCCATAAGCGACTTCGTATTTTGTAACAGATTGTATATGTCGGTTTCAGGTTTGTCACTCCCGAAGCACTGCTTGTCGGGCAAGCTCATACCGTTGTGGTTGACGGTGGTAAACCTTTCTGTCAAGACTGGCAAATCACTCGCTATACTGAAAGGCCTGCGCCTCTGCTGAACTAGCTGGTTTTGTTCAGTAATCATGTGGGCATCAAGTTCAAGACCTAATTCCGACATCTGTTCAACTATGGGGAGCGTGTTCTCAATGGCTCGTCCTACAAATTGAAGCATGCCCGATTGAGGCACCGTTGGAATTGGATACTCAGCATCGTACTCAGGAGCGACGTGTTTCACATCGAAAGGCAACAGCGGAATTCTCCTGTACACAGTAGGAAAGCCAGGGTTAAAAGGCGTGCCGAGAAAGACTCCCATATGGAGGTCATCACCTACGGAAACGTCCACGTTCAAAATCACGTCTCTAACATCGGCGTTGTGATTATATAAAACCACTGTTACTACATCTGTAAACATGCTATTTTGTTGGACAAAAGTCGACATATTGGCGCCGTCCGTTGGAGCAGTGAAAGTGGGCTGGGTCCAAGGTATCGTGACCATACCCATGCTCTCTCTGTCAAAAGTCTGCAGGCCGCAATTCGATGGTTGTTGCGCATTTGCGTGGGCGAAGACAGGATTAAAAGAAATTTTGCCGTATATGGAATCGTTACTAGCCTCTAAGGAGAACCTCAAATTAACACTCCCTCTGAACAAGCCGAAATATTTGTCAAATCCACGGAAAGCCGCTTTGTAAATGTCGAGAGCGGAAAAAGAGCAAACAGTTGCTCCCCCCGCAGCGAGGTTTATGCTCAGTCTGCCGGCCATTTCCCAGCGTTTCAAGAGCTGCATGAGATCGCTCGGAGCATCTTGGAAATGGGGTATCGTGGGTGAGCCGAGCGTTCCCGTGCCTGCGCACATCACAGTAGTTGGCATTTTCGATGGAAGATCGTTAATGTCGCACAAGACGGATTTAACGGAAACGCCTGACTGTGGTCTGGTTTGAACAACGCTCGAATTAAATTTGAAGGACTGGTAAGCGGCGGATGGAACGACTTCAGGTAGCTTGAACTCGCTGTCCATAATCGAGACATATATTGCGCCGCTGATCGTATTTGGATTATCGGTTCCAGTACGCAAAGT